ATAGGCATGGTTTTTGGAGATGGGCACATTAGTGTTAGGAAACGACTCAAAAGCGGTAAATATGAGTACGAATCTTCTGAGTTAGTTATAAAACATTCTGTAGCGCAACAAGATTACTGCTTACATAAGGCCGCTTTAGTTAGGGGCATATTTGGTGGCAAATTTACGGTGCGTAACGGAGTGACAAAACTTAACGAAAAAGAATACTACTGGGTACATTTTACAAAAAGCCATAGCTATTTCCGGATTCTTAAGAGTTTGTTGTACCCGGAAGGTAAGAAGCGTTTTACCAGACAGGCACTAGAGATGTTAACCCCCGCAGGGATAGCACTTTGGTATATGGACGATGGGAACGCTAGAACAAACCTTTCAGATAAAACCGGATTCGTGTCGTCTTGCTCTACACAAATTGCTACGATGTGCAGTAAAGAAGAAGTTGACGAGATTGTTAATTATTTCTTACGTGTACATGAGATCGAGTTTAAGGTCAGGTTTGACCGTAGACAGACAGAAGGAAAACAGTACTACATAGAGGCAAACACGGCGAACAGCCAAAAATTTGCTAGGTTGATAAAACCCTATGTGATCCCTTCGATGCTCTATAAACTTGCGCATGTAGCTAACCTAAACACCCACGAGTGCAAAGCACCTGTACTCAAATGCAGCGTTTGTGGTAACCCCACATTCACAGCAAACAGACGAAAAAGCATGTGTAGTGCATGCTATAGCCGTCAAAACAGGTGAAGATATAGTCCGACCTTACGGGAAAACAGAACCGTAAGAAGCAGAGGATAAACACCCACTGCGATAACAATGCCTGTGGCAAGGCGACATCACTGGTATGGGCGATACGGTTATTATTAACACGATCCCCACGATCACCATCCGTGATTACAGCATCGGCCAGAACTTGGCTTATGAAGTACCTGCTCCTGCGACCGTCAGCCTGACGATCAACAAGGGTAAGTATTTCGGCGTGAACGTCAACAACGTTCTCGAAGTTCAGTCCAAGCCCAAGCTGATGGATGTCTTCACGAACGACGCTGCTATGCAGATGAAGATCGCTGTTGACACCGATGTGCTGGCTGGTACGTTTAACGGAGGCGCTGCCGCTAACAAGGGCTCTGCCGCTGGTGTACGTTCTGGTTCTTTCGGTCTTGGTACCGATGCAGCTCCCATCACGCTGACCGCTCAGAACATCCTCGAAAAGATCACGGCTCTGTCGTCTGTTCTTGATGAGCAAGATGTCCCTGAGACAGATCGTTGGCTGGTCATCACCCCCGTTGAGCGTCAGATTCTTATGCAGTCCAATCTGGCACAAGCTCAGTTCATGGGTGACCCCAGCTCGATCCTGCGTAACGGTAAGATCGGTATGATCGACCGCTTCACGGTCTATGTGTCTAACCTTCTGCCGAAGGCTGACGCTGCTGAAGACTATGCCGGTGAAGCACAAGTTGGAGCCCTCAAGCGTCACGCAATCATGGCTGGCCACAAGTCAGCTATTACCTTCGCATCACAAATTGCAAAGGTCGAGAGCTTGCAGAACCCCAATGACTTCGGTACTCTGATCCGTGGTCTGAATGTTTACGGCTACAAAGTGGTTCAGCCGGAAGCATTGGCTCTGTTGACTGCCGCAGGCTAAGTTTGTCGGGTAGGGGGAAACCCCTACCCACTTTTGACTAGGAGTTAAAAATGGCTGTCGTCGACGATTTGATAACAAGCGGTTTGTCTAATGTTCAGGCTGGTGTACTTGTAAAGTTTAATATTGGGCAAGCAACTCAGGCAGATCTAGCGGCTGCCGGGTTTTCTAATGTACAGGTTTCTGAAATTGTCGCTAGAAATAGCGGCACTGGTAGTGATGCTAGGCTTACTTCTGTAGGTTTTTGGTCTGGTTCACAGGTTCCTGCTATTACGGCAGCACTGGCTGTAAACACGGCACCTGTTGCAAATGCTGGCCCTGACCAAGAAGTTGAAGTTGGTGATGTAGTCACTCTTACTGGGGCTGGAAGTTTCGACCCCAATGGTAATACTATTACTTATGCTTGGACTTTGACTTCTAAGCCTGAGTCTAGTACAGCTACTCTGACAGGGGCTACTACTGTTTCTCCGACGTTTACCGCAGATCTTTCTGGTACGTACGTTGCAACACTTGTAGTTAATGACGGTACGGTTAATAGTGCGCCCGATACAGTTGAGATTGAAGCTGTAGTAATTGAAGTTTAAGAGGTAAAATAGGGGCCTCGGCCCCTATATTTTGAGGACTTTATGGGAACAATTTTAGCTTCCGCTGTTATCGATAAAGCATCAGTACAGCTTTTGGACGTCGGTAATACCCGGTGGTCTAGAGCTGAGCTTTTAGGTTGGTTAAATGACGGCCAGCGACAAATTGTTCTTATGTCCCCCCACACAAATAACAAAACTGCAGTTGTGCAGTTGGCCACAGGCACAAGACAGACTTTACCTGCTGATGGTTGGAAGCTTTTAGATGTTATCCGGTACATGGGTAACACCAGCACACCTAAGCCCGGACGGGCAATCCGTATCATTTCGGAGTCTTTGTTAAATGCGTACAACCCTAACTGGCACAACGCAAAAACAAGCGATATTCCGCAGAATTATATTTTTGACCCCCAAGAGCAGACTGCTTTTTATGTCTATCCTCCCAATACGGGATGCGGGCGTGTATTGATTAACTACACAGCGGTGCCCGCTGATTTGGCTTCTGAAGAGTCGCCAATTGAAGTCAACGACATTTACCAGACAGCCCTACTGGACTATATTCTTTACCGCGCTAATAGCAAAGACGCAGAGTACGCACCCGGATTACAGCTTGCTTCTGGGTATTTCAGTACTTTTATGGCTAGTATGGGTATCCGTAAAGATGCTGATACAGAGAATAACCCCAATCAAGGGCTCTCAGCTACCCAAAGAATGGCACCGGGAGGTGAGTCGTGAACGACGAAACTACAGTTCGTTTTGAAGAATTTCTACCCGATGTGGTGCCTTATGTAACAGGTGTGCCTGAAATCGTGGCTATTGGTGCTATTAGAGATGCGGCGATTGATTTTTGCCGTAAAACTAACTACTGGCAGTACGACATTGGGCCTTTAGATGTAGAAAATGGTGAGGCAGAAGTCAATCTTGCTGTCGATTTTGACGTAGATGTAAACGTAGTTAAGGTCATGCAGGTCTATTTGGGCGAGCATTTGCTCATTCCTAGGGCTGCCGACGAGCTTGCTAGGGTCTATAGAGCTAGTAATTGGCGTCTTTTAGAGGGTTTTCCTCAGTTTTACACACAGAAAAATTACAACACTCTCCAATTAGTACCTATTCCTGAGCTTCCATCAGGAGAAAAGCTGTATGCTCGGGTGTCTTTAGCCCCAACCAGAACAGCTAGTGAAGTAAAACGAGAATTGTTTGACCATTATTTGGAAACTATTGCTAACGGGGCTAGGGCTACACTCTATAAAACCCCCGGGCAGCCGTATTTTGATCGTGTTAGTGCTCGGGATAGCGAAATGGCTTTCCGTGCGGGCGTATCTGAGGCTAAAATTGAGGTTAATAAGAGTATGACGAGAGCCTCCACCCGTATCGAGTACCAGCGCATTATTTAACTGGAGTTAGTACATGTCCGCAGCAACCTATAATATTAAGATCGAGCAGGGAGCGACTTTTAAGCTTTATATTTTGTGGAAAGCAAAAGAGCCGCAGACCCCTATAGATCTAACTGGCTTTAAGGCTAGGATGCAGGTGCGTCGGAATTATGCTTCTACTGAGCCTTGGATGACTCTTACCTCTGATGATGGTGAGATTCTTTTGGGTGGGGTCGAAGGTACAGTTGAGGTTACGGGTAGTGCCGCAAAAACATCGTTGGTGCCAAATAGAGATGGAGTTTATGACATTGAACTCTACCGGCCCCTTGATGGTTTTGTTCGCAGACTTTTACAAGGTGAAGTTGTTGTCAGCCCAGAGGTAACGAGATATGAGTGATCCGTGCGATATTGTTACCGCATGTAGCGAGACTTCGCCACATGTAATTGAAATTCAGGTACCCGGGGTTCAAGGCCCTGTGGGGCCAGAAGGCCCTCCCGGTGATGTTAACCCGGAAATGTTTACTATTC